CAACACCATCACCAGTTGTTTTAACATTAAACCAATCATATCAAGGAGGTATAATTGTTTATATCCTTCAATCTGGTGATACAGGTTATGACGCCAATGTTCAACATGGTTTGATTATGCCAACTACCGATACTGGTGGTGTCAATACTTTATGGGGATGTTTTGGTACCAATATTACAGGAACAACATCATCAATTGGTTCAGGTCAAGCAAATACAACAGCGATTGTCAATCAATGTGCGACAGCTGGTATTGCAGCACGATTATGTGATGATTTAACTTCAGGTGGATATTCTGATTGGTATCTTCCAAGTAAAGATGAATGGGTTCAAATTAATGGTGCATATTCTCAAAGTTTAATACCTGCTGCAAATCTTAATGGAAATGCATATTGGACATCAACACAATATGATGCAAATACAGCTTGGTTACAAAAATTGAATGATGAAATGGTTAATGAAACCAAGAATAGCACAGGTCAATCACCAAGAGCAAGAGCTGTACGTTCATTCTAATGTTAAACATCAATAAGAAATTAATATTAGATGGTCAGGAATATGATGGATATGTAATTGAAACGATGGTCATCAATTTTCAAACAGATGTCATCACAATTAATGTATCATATTTCAATAGAACGAAACATACAAAAACTGTGAGAGATTATGTGGTAAAAGTTGGAGATGAAATCAATCTAATGGACGCAATCAATCAGATACACGAAATACATAAAAATATAATAATATAACAAAAGATGGCAAGGAATTTTTTTAATAAGAAATTTTCAGATTACTTAGGAGAACAACGAGCGTTGTTGGATATCATAACACAATTTTTTGGTGCAACACCAACTCCAACCGCAACACCGTTTGCATCACCTTCACCAACACCCACAGCAACTCCTACAAGAACACCATCTTTATCACCAACCCCTACCGCAACGGTTTCTCCAACGAGAACTCCAACGGTTACACAAACTCCTTCAGTTACACCTTCACCATCACAAACACCATTTCCTTCACCATCATCTTCAGTAACTCCGTCAGCGACACCATCGGTGACACCAAGTACAACAACAACTCCGAGTGTTACCCCTTCGGCAACACCATCAGCTACACCGTCTTTAACACCAAACGCAAGTCCAAGTCCGACTCCAACCATGAGTCCGACACCATCACCATCAAGTACACCAAACGTTGGAGCATTTGAATTTAGAATTGATACCAATTTACCTGGTAGTAATGTGTTCTCATTCTACTTACCATGTAGTGGTTCAGGATATAGTTTCCAAGTCAATTGGGGTGATGGAAATTTAGAAAATTATAGTGGAACATTAAGTGATGTTTTACACGTTTATTCAACGCCAGGAAGTTATAAGATATCAATCACAGGTACATTCCAATATGGTTTATGCAGCTGGTGACACACCTGATTTATCAGCTTGTACATCTTTGGCATATCTCTTTAGATTCAACAGTAGTAATAGTTTTGATGCGTCTTTACAAACTTGGGATGTTTCAAATATTCAAGATATATCATACATGTTTGCAGGATGTGCAAACTTTACAGAAAATATAGATAACTGGGATACCGCAAATATCACATTGATGGTAGGTACATTCCAAGGTTGTTTCAATTTCAATTCAGATTTGGGATTATGGTCTACAACCAATGTGACAGATATGTCATATATGTTTTCTGCAGCACAATCATTCAATGGTAACGTAACAACTTGGGATACAGGTAATGTTCAGAATTTCCAATGGATGTTTTATAAGGCAGCATCCTTTGCTCAAGATATTGGGAATTGGGATACTTCAGGAATCATCTTATCCACATCAATGGATTATATGTTCTCGGGAGCATTGGCATTCAACCAAGATTTAACTCTATGGTGTGTATTACCAATACCTTCTGAACCATCCAATTTTAGAACAGGTGGTTGTCCTTTGGTTGATGGTAATTTACCAATTTGGGCAACTTGTCCTACACTTCCATCTGTAACCCCAACGGCTACTCCAACGATGAGTGCAACACCATCAGCAACACCAAGTATGAGTATATCACCAACACCAAGTATAACTCGTACCCCAAGTGCAACTCCAAGTATCACACCGTCAATTACACCTTATCCACTTTGTCCTGAACAATTGGAATATATGCGTATTAACACTACAGGTAATACCCAATTTAATGGAATTTACAATAGATTATATTCATATACGGGTGGAACATTTAGTGGTGGATATTGGACCGCAGATACACAAACTTTTACACCAGGTCCAATCAGTGGAAATACATATGCAGCATTTGGAAAATATTCAGGTTCGACTTATTGGATAATTATGTGGCAAGATGACCCATCAGGGGCTGACCAATGGGTGCTCCAAGAAACTACTGGTGATTATAGAATAAATGGTGGGACATTCTCAGGAACAGGTATTGGAATGGGTAATGGTCTTTTAACTGATGGTTCAATTTATTATCCAGCAAATGGAGCGATAACCGCCAATAGTTACATATCTTATCCTCCTGTTTGTCCATCAACAACACCTACACCATCAGTATCTGTAAGTCCATCGGTAACTCCAAGTTTAACTCCAAGTATTACTCCATCAATTACACAAACTCCATTTCCAATTTGTCCTGAACAAGTTGATTTAATTACAACTCAAACAGGTACAACAGCATCAGGTACTTATGATAGATTATATTCATATTCAGGTGGTTCATTAATTGGAGGTTATATTACATATAATGGAGAACCAAGTGGAAGTACTTTAAGTTTTACATCCGGTTCTTTTACAGGAACAACATATGCGATTTATGGTAAAAATGATGGAAGTACCTATTATACAATTGTATTTACAAATTATGTAAGTAATCCACTTAATAATACTTATTATTTCTATAAATCTACTGGTAACTATGTAATAAATGGTGGTACATATATTTCAGGTACTCAAATATATCCGAGTCCAATTACAAATGGTACAATTTATTTCCCTCCAAATGGATATGTACAAAATCCTTTTTCAGACTTTACTACCTATATTTCATATCCCGCTGTTTGTCCTACACCAACCCCAACATCATCAGTTACACCGACACCAAGTGCAACACCAGCGGCACCAAGTCCATCACCTACACCAACAATGACACCAACACCTTCGGGTGGAGGTTGTACACCATGGACACCTTATCAACTTTCAGGTGTAACATCTATGTGGTTGGATGCATCTGATGGAACAACATTAACTATTTCGGGAGCTGATGTAACCCAATGGAATGATAAGAGTCCAAATGGAAATAACGCTGTTGGTAACAGTGGTAATGAACCACAAACAGGTGCAACATTTAATGGATTAACCACAATTGAATTTAATACACAATGGTTTGATATTCCTGATTTTGCATTGGGTGCAGATGCAACTGTATTCATGTTGGCAAATCGTGATACAAACGGAAGTTTCCAAACAATTATGGCGTTGTATAATGGAACTAATCACTTCACTGAATTATGGGGTAGTAGTGGATTCCCAACTGATTACATGTACTATGGAGTTGCCAACCAAGAAATTAGAGGTAATACAAGTTTGAGTGATGATACGTATTATTTTACATGTATAAAAAGAACTTATAATGCACCAACTGTTTATGATATAAACTTATATCTAAATGGTTCTGCCGATGGTACTGGTCAAGCCGATGAAAGTAACTTATTCAGTGATTCATTAATTGGTAAAGACCAATATAACTCATACTTCGATGGAAACATCGGTGAAATCCTCGTATTTGATTCAGCATTGTCAGATGCGAACAGACAGAAAGTTGAAGGATACCTTGCTTGGAAATGGGGAATGGAAGGTGATTTACCAACCGGTCACCCGTATAAATCTTCACCACCTTGTGTTTAATATAATTTAATATGATACCCATAAATCAAGCTCAATTAAATACAGTAGTTGCAACCTGTTCTCGTAACAAACAGTTAACAGGGACTGTCTATTATTTGTGGACAATCACCCACAAATTAACCAAACAAAATTGGAAGTTCATTCCATACTTGTTACCAGCAACAGGTGCAGTTGGATATGAGCCAAGTTATGACCAATTTCAAATTGATGTTGATTCAGGAAGTTCTGAGGTATTCATTGCAACAGGAACCACAACACCAGTAAATCTACACTTAATACCGGGTCAATATTATGTGAAAATCTATGAACAAGCGTCTCCGACAAATTTGAACCCAATAACCGCATTCGATGTGGTGTATGAAGGAATGGCCAATGTAATTGGAACCAACCCTGTTTACAACGACATTGTGTCATACTCTGGCACATCATCGAGTCAAATATTTAAAGTATATCAAGGATGATTAACATTGAAAAATTAAAATTTGGTGCAAACACCCTAACTAGTTTCCAAGAGGTGTTTAACCGCAACGAGTTCTTTATTCGTTGGGGAGTGGATAATATGTTCGTTAATGAACTATATCTACTTAACGATGCATCACCAATTCAAAACGCATGTGTTCGTAGTAAAGTAGATAACGCCATTGGAATGGGTTATGTTAACGATTATAAAATTAACACCAAAGAAACATTAAATGATGCCGCAAGAAAAATGTATTATGAGTTTATTACAACTGGTAATTTATTTTTGGAAGTGGTTTGGAAACAAGACAGGTCTCAAGGACTTGCTGGTTTATATGTAATTCCTTCACGTTATATGAGATTGGGTAAACCAAAGGAAATGGGTGAGGATGTAAGCAAATACATGTATTGTAGAGATTGGGCGAATTGGAGAAAAGCGGGTGTAGTTGAGTTCTGTGAATTTGACCCAAATAATTACACAGACAGACAGATTGTCCATATCAAACAATATCAAAGTGGATACGATTATTACGGAGCTCCTGATTGGTTATCTGTAATCAATGACGTGAGATTAAACCAGAACGCACCTGACTCACAGAACGAACAAACACAAATATTGAAAAGTATTGAAGACCGTTATATGGGTCCTGAAAACGCTGGTCGTGTGATTGTATCTTATGGTGAAGCAGAACAAAAACCTGACATCACTCAAATCCAATCAACAGTTGAATCGGGATATTTCTCAAACATCTTTGAATTGGTTCAAAAACAAATCTTATCAGGACATAAGATTATTTCACCGTCATTGATAGGTCTACCTGAGCCAGGTGGTTTTTCAAGCCAAGCAGACCAATTGGAAACATCATACAAACTATTTATGAATACGAGCGTAAAGCCATTACAAAACTTCATGAATAGAGAATTGCAACCATTGATAGAGCTAATTCACCCTAATGAACAAATAAGTTTGGTAATACAACAAAATCAAATTTTAGGATAATATGAATAACGTACTTTTAATCAGCGAGGAATTACTAAAAACCTATAGCTACATTTCAGAAAATGTACAAAGTGATGAGTTAAGATATGCAATTATGATTTCGCAAAATATCGAAATTCAAGAGAGTCTTGGTACAAACTTATACCAACATATTTTGGACGCTGTTGATAATGGAACAATTGGTGATGTGTCTAATACAAATTACAAATATCTCTTAGATACCTATATCCAAGTTGGATTAGTTCAAAATAGAAGTGAGGTCGGGAATCCTATCGATTTTAAATTATTCTTACATCTGAAAACAAATGCAAAGAATGATGCAGAATTTTCTGATAATCTTCTTCGTAGACATTTGATATTCAAATCTGGAAATTATCCATTGTACAATTCTGGTTCATTAAACGATGGTCAATTACCACCTGATACTGCAACCGCATTTAATTCACCTATTACAATGCCAGGTGCTGGATTTTATTATAATCGTAAAAGTGGAAAATATGGATGTACAAGTTGGTTTTGTGCAGATAGTGACCGACCTCAGTGGTATGGTAGCCCAACTAATAGTGGTAACCTACACTAAATGTGTTTCCAAAGTTTATTTTTAATTACGTGTATAATAGTTGTTTTACTCACGTTAAATTTTCGTGATAAAGCTCTATATCCAAATTGATTATCTCCTTTAATAAAGTTATTTCTAATCCAAATAACTTTATCTATAGATAATTTAGAATTAGATACTGCTGTCCCATTTTTACCCCACATGTGATTTTTTTCACCTAATTGATTAATTGACATTTTATATAATTCTTCAGGAGTATGTTTACGTCCAGTATTTGATTGTTTTAATATTTGAATATGTTTTTCAGTTAATTTTGTTCCTGTTTTCAACTTTCGTAATAATTCTTTTGTTTTATCAGTATGTTGATAATTTAAAATACCGTCACCACCATCTGTCATATTACAAAGAGTTCCATTATTTAAATTAATTCTACCGTATTGTTTTATGAGTTTACGTTCTATTTTACTAGCATTTTCCCATGTTATATTTTTATAAATGATTTCAATAGAATATCCATATTTGTTAACAATCCGACGCCACATTTCATTTCTATTACTTTTTGAATAAGCTCTTTTTTCAGATTGACCAATTCCAATATAGAATATTTCGTTGTTATCTAATCGTCTATGTTGATAAACTATACATTGTTTCATCCAACAAAAATAAAACAATATTTAATATTATACAAAATTTATGACAGAACAAGATTCGGTAGCAAATGGTGTGACAATCGCTGGTGTATTCAGTTATCTGATGCACTTTCAAACAGAACTAACCATCTTGGTTTTAATAACCGGTTTAATTCTGAATATAATAAGAATCGTTGATAGATTCAAAAAGAAGAAATTCGACCAATAAACTACAACTATGAATATTAAATCCCACTTATTCGGTGGGATTTTTTATTTTATTCCTAAACTTATTGTTGACCAAATTTGATACATAAGCTTGGGACAAACCATATTCATCTGCAAGGACTTGTTGTTTCTCTCCTTTACTATATTTCTCTCTTATTGCAAGAACCGTTTCCATTTTGATATCATCTCTGAAATTGGTTACATTCCCACGTTCTCTATTTGGGTCCCATTCAAGATTTGATACATTGTTGTTCCAACGATTTCCGTCTTTGTGTTTGACGTATTCGTAATTGTTTGGATTGGGTAAGTAAACTTCAGCGACCAATCGATGAACGTAATGGAAGGTATATTTCTTTTTGATGTACAACATCATCTGTGGATAGTCATTTACGTTCTGAACTTTCTTCTCGACTCTGTTTTTATTGAACACTCGACCATCATTGGTAACGTAATAATTTGTATCTCTAAATCTTTTCATAATCTAAAATATATAAATAAATATTAAAAATAAAAAGTACGATGCATAAAAAACCCGGCTCCTGTTATAAAATGGCGAATAGTAATAATGGGTGGAGCCGGGTAAAGAAATAAAGAGATATTAATTTCTAATATTAAATATACAAAAAAAAATTTAGAAGCAAAACTATCCCCCCCTACGGACAGTAAAAAAATATGGATAAACTAAAAGGGGGAGATAGAAACCACTGTTGGAGCTTCGTGGTTTTTTGTGGTTTGGTTATGATTCAAAGATAATACATAATTTGGAAATTACCAAATCTTATTTTTGAACTTGTCGTGATTGATTTGTAAATCAGTATCAGTTGGTATTTCGTTGAATAACCCACTAAATCTTTCACTGGTTAACCTATCTTGCAGATAATGTAGTATGATGTACAATTTTCCATTTGGAGTGATTATAGGACATATTCTTGATTCAATATCATACATCATATTTGAATTGATGGTTACCCTTTCACAAATATATCCAAGGTCTTCAACCTCTTCTATTTGAGATTTAACCTTTTCTTTTTCTTCAGGCCAGCGATTCCCGTTTCTAATAAGGTTAATCATCGGTCTTGATACGCCATACATCTTGGCGATTTCCGAATCGTTTAGATTTTGAACAAATAATTTCTTAATTTCTTTTACTTGTTCGATTTTGAGTTTGTGTGCTCCTAACATGGTAAGTTGTGTTTTTTACAGAATTGTTTATGAATTGATATACCGTTATCAAAATTATATCCTAATGAACATAATAGTTCTGCGGTATTCTTGAAATCCTCTTCCCTGATGGGGTCGAGTTTGAGATAGTCCATCTCAGGGTCCTCATCTTTATCTTTACGATGATAATGTATTTTGCATTTGGAGTCTAAACCCCATTTACCACCTTTCTTTTTGTAGAACTGCTCTTCAGGTTGATACTTACCACATAACCTACAGAAGAACATCCAACCATTCTCACCCATTATCCTGCGTGAGAGTAGGTCTTCAAATTTCTTTTTTCCCGCCATATACTAATAAATATACAAATAAATTTGGAAATTCAAAATCTTTATGTATATTTGAAGTATTTATAGGAAAATAAATAACTTTGTATCATGGCGAACAGAATTGAATTAAAGAATCTTGAAACAGTATTCGATGAACAAACATCGGAAGACTTTATGTCATTGATATCTCAATGCAAACAAATTGAGGGTGATGAAAAAGTTACTGCGGTTATCAAAGATATTAATAATAATGGGAGAATAACATTCAAACAATGGAAGTTTTTGAAAGCTACGTTGAAGGAACAATCATATAATCCGTATAAAAGAATTTAAAAAACAATATATTTGCAAAATGGACACAAAAAATCAAATGCTCGTTGACTTAGATGTTATTGATGACTTAATCATCAGATTAACCAATTTAAAAGAATTCTATGAACTTGAACTAATACATAGTACTCGTGATTTAGGTATGGAAGATTATTTAAATTATGCTCAGGAATATTATATAACTTCCAATATGTTATTTGATTTACATCAAAATAAAAGTTCACATTTACTCAAAGAATGTAGAAAACAAAAACAGAATATATAAAAATGAAAAACGAAACAGAACAGTTCTTTAAGATGCCTCATTCATTATCCTCTAATCC